GTCGGCTAAATCTTCAATGGAGCCGTCGCCATGCATGACGCTGAGGAATGCATCTGAAAGAGACGATATAGACGGCAGCATCTGCCCCAAAATCTGAGCCTTCACCTCATTGGCCATCAACCCTACGGATATCTTTGTTTCGTCTATCACAGTCTTGAGGTTTGCCATTTTGCCCGCGTCGGTCTGCGCCAAGGCTTCGTTGACGCCGCCCATGCTCTCGCTGACCATATCCATGACGAAAGCAGTGCGCTGGGCCTCGGAGGCCGTTTTGAACCACTCTTTTTCGTTGGCCGACAGGGTAAAACCCTGCTTCGCGAGGCCGTCTATGTTGCCCTGAATCGCCTTGCCGAGGGCGGTAGCCACGTTGCGGGCCTGGTCGGCGGAGGCGCTCGCGCCGTACTGGTAGGCCACGTAGTCATTCATGACCGGCAGCATACCCTCCAGGGCGTCCTTCTTCTCAACGAACGATGCAAGCTCCGCCAGCGCCGTCACCTGTGCCGTCTTCGATACAACACCGACCTCCTCCTGGGCCTCTGCAAGCTTAATCATGCTCGCGACTTCGGCGTCAGAAGCGTCCATGGTGTTCTGCATGACCTGAGTCAATAGGGTTTGGCTCTGCGTAAAGGCTGCGGCCTTTTCCATGCTCTCGTCGACGAAAACGCCGGCAGCGGCACCAGCGGATTTTACAACGTCTATCATCGCACCAAGGCTCGCAACAATAGCGTCGGCGGCAAGGTTGGCCTTTAGGACGTCGCCGAAGATGGATGTTTTTTTGCCGGCGTCGTCCATTTCGTCGCCGAGCTTTTTGGTTTTTTTGCCGGTGTTGTCGAGCTCGCCGCCCGCACCGTCAAGGGATTTGCCGAATTCGTCCGTCGCCCCGGAAACATTTTTCAGATCCTTGCTTGCGCCGCTCAGGCGTTCTTGCAGTTTGTCTCGTATGGCGTCGCCCAAGGCTTTGACAGTGTTTTCACCGCTCAGCGTGTCTTTGCCAAACTGGACGACGCTACCGCTCATTTCGCCCACGCCGGACACGACCTTCGACGCGGTGTCCACAAGGCTGCCCTTCACGTCATCGAGTGACTTTTTTACATTCTTTCCCAGCAACCCGCCGAGACCCTCATACGCGTCAGACGCTTTACGCGCTCCGCCTGTCGAATCGTCGAGAGCGCTCTTGAAGCCGCTCCCCAGCAACCCTTCAAGGTCTTTGAAGCTCGCTTTGGATTTAGCAACGCCGTCGCCCATGCCGCCGGCAGCCTCGCCGGCAGCGCGCTGCTCTTGCTTCAAGCGCTCCAGACGTTCGCTTAACACTTTTGCCGCGGTGGAGGCCTCTCCCGTTTCCGCAACGACCTTCGCGTACTCGCGCTCCGTCGCACCGACCTCCCCGGTCAGGCGCTTAAACGCCTCGGCGGCAGTCTCGGTCGTTTTGCCGCCGGCCACCATATTTCTCTCGCAGGCGGTAAGCTCGCGCTCCATTTTATTTAGCGCCGCCGTGCCAAGGTTGAGTTGCCTTTGCCACTCTATGGCCTGGCTGGAATTCGCCCCGTATGCTGCTTTTGCGCCATCAAGAGCCCTTTGCGTTTCGGCAATTTTCGCCTTTTGGGCGTCGATTTGTTTGGTAAGCACATCATGTTTCGCGGCAGACGCCTCGAGAGATGTATCGTTTTTTTCAAATTGGTTGGCAACCGCTTTCATTTCGGCGGAAAGCATACGGGTGACTTCGTTGATGGATTTGATAGACTCTTTGTAATCCTTTTCGCCCTTGACGCCCAACTCAATGCCGACGCCGCCCATACGCTCACCTCCGAGCCCGAAAAATCGAGCGAGGGCAACACACTCCGCGTTACCCTCGCTATATCCACTCAGGGATAATATCGTCTATCGACTGCTGGACCAGCGGTTTTTCAGCGCCAATGCTTTGCAGATAGCAGGCCCGCAAGTCCAGAAAAAGCCCGATGGGCATGAGCCAGAATTCATCCGGCGACACGCCCATCGGCCCGGTGCCAAAATAGTAAAGCCATGTGTATGTTTCCGCGTCCGCCGCTTGCCGCGCCTGCCCTTTTGCCGCACTGTTGTCGCTGAGCACGTTGCGAGCCGCGCCATCGCATACCGCCCTCATGATGCCATCAACATAGCCTCGCAATTCCATGGGCGAAATAAGCGGCATGACATCCTCTGCGGCCAGCAGCTTGCAGGGCGCGTGCCGGGCGGACAGGTTGTCAAGCATTACGACTTGATTGGCGAGCAGGACCAACAATTCTACGACCAGAATAAAGGCCGCCTCAGGGCTTTCCGGCTTCATCAGAGCCTCGCTGAGGGCTTCCAAGCAGCCATATCGCTCTGAAATTTCCTTTGCCGCGCCAATCGTAAACAGCAATTCATGCCGTTCGCCGCCAAGATCGACAACAACGACCCTATCATTTGTCAGCGGGTTCCTCGGCGGGCTCCCCGCCGTAATTCGGTTCATAGACCTCATCGTACCACCCTTTTATGACTGCGTCGCCAACGCCAGCGTCTCCCTCGGTCATCTCCGTCTTCCAGGGGTGCTTGCCCCTCCCGTCGGGTTTGTTCCGGCGCATGATAACGCCTTCGATCGCGGGCGTCTGGAAAGCGATGGATTCGCCCTTCGTTTGTAGGTTGGTGGACGGCGGACCAAACTGCACGCGGTAAATCCAGAAATAGCGATACTTCCCGCTTGGTTTAAGCGCGCGGAATCCGATCGCTACAGGCGGCGCCATATCCTCGCCTGCGGAAACGAGCGCGCCGTTCGCGTCCAGGGTTGCCCCGGTGAGGTCCTGGGCCACCTTGACGCCGATTTCATCTACGCCAAGGGAAACTTTACCAGACTTGAAAACATCGACCCAGTAGGATAATTTGTCGCCCGAGTGCAATCCGCCCGTGGACCGCTCAACGCTTAAATCAGCCTTTATTGGATCGGCTAACTCCTGTGGCTTCCCATAGGCTTCGTAGCCCTTGGCGTCTTCGGTGATTTTTGAGTAATAGAGTTTGTCTAAACCCATTGTTGCCATATGTTATTCCTCCTCGAGATTATAGTTTTTCTCCACGTCGGCGGAGTAGTGATAATAGCCTGTATCGGGTTCGCGCCCGATGTGCCGCCGCTCAGTGACGGTAAAGTCGCCGTCAAGCAGCGCAGCGCAGAGCCTTTGCCTTGCGTCGAGGTAATTGCCTTTCGCGAACAGAGAAACTCGAGCCCCTTGAATTTCGGAGCTGGGACGATCTCCGCAGTATAATTCATAAGAATCGTGCAGAGGGATAAGCACGACATACTCATCGGGGTCGGCATCGTTATCGCTGAACACACCAGTTTCTACCGAAAAGCCAAGAGCCTCAATCAGGCCGCTTAGCTCACTCAATATCGACATGCTTCCCCGCCTCCCGATCATATACCTCCCGCATGACATCCTGCACCTGCCGCCTCGTGGCTCGTTCGGTTTGTCGAATAAAGGGCCTCGCGGGCTGCCCGTGCTTGCCATATTCCAGCACATTGGCGATCATGGTGTTGGTGATTTCGTTGTAGCTTCGACCCAGCGCAACCTTCATGCGACTCCTCCCTTGCACAATGCGAACGGGAACCGACTTCCCTTGATTCCGACGCAGCCTGTGGAAGCCCACCTTAATGTTTCGGTCGTTGGGGTCGTCAGACACGGGCGACGTGCCGAGGGAGCCAAGCAGCTCCCCCGCGCTGCGCGACGCAAACTTTGTGTTGCCGATTGAACGCCGGAGATTATCCCGCATTATTGCCTCTACCGGGACAGCCGCCGCCACAAGCATACACTTCACAATGTCCTCGGTGTTGCCCGCAAGCATCTCTAGTTGCCTCACGAAATCATCCGGCACAAAAGCTTTCGCTGTTGCCATTACGCTCCGCCTTTCGATAACTCCACGCGCTCGCACAGCAGCTCCACGTACATCCCGCGGCCGCCGGGCGGGGGTGCGTGGAGGATGTTGTACCTGCGGCCATGCGCAATAATCGTCATGCTGGTGTCGATGGTCAACCCCGGAACCCGGCGAAGCTGGAACAGCGCGGCAGCCTTGGCGAACACGGCCACCTTCGAGGCCCAGAATTCGGTACCGCGCTTTTCCTCGCAATAAGCGCGGCCTTCGGCGAGGACGATGTCGGTCTCGCGACCCTTAAAGCCATCGCTATCCTTTTCGGAGACAGTGCGGACAATCTTTATTGGCGTATTCATCTTGCCGAAGCTCATCAGCAGCCCCACTCCTTACCGCCGGCAAGCAACAACTCAATCGCCTGCATGGCACTGGCGGCGGCCTCCGGGCGGTCACCGAAGTAACCGCCCGTGCTGCCGTCCCTGCTTTCGTAAAAATGCGCCACGTACATCAAGACGGCTTGCTCCGTGTCCGGGCGCATCTCGTGAACCTGGTAGTACCCGTGAGGCTTGTGCTGCTGCGATTCCGCAAAGGCAACGGCGGAACGGATTAGACGCTCAATGAGCTCATCGTCCTGCGAATGCGCCACGATCATATTGTCCTTTGCTTTTTCAAGCAGGCTCGCTATGCTTAGAGCATACGCTTCCGGCGCTTTTTTTTGCGCGGCCTTCATCCGCCATTACCCCCTTCCGATTTACGCGGCACCCATCTTCAGCAGCTTGACCGCCTCGGGCAGGACCAGCTTGCCGTCCATGCGCTGGAATGCCAGGAAGCCGACGTGGCCGCTGGTCGCATATCTCTCATTGAGCCGCTTAAACACGCGGCCGGCTCGGTCGGCGATCCAGTAGTAGGACATGTCGCCGAAGGACATCACCTTTGCGCCCGCCGCAATCTCCGGGATGTACGGGGAAGTATACACGGGACGGTTGAAGATGGTGTCCAGCGTCGCACCCTGCAAAGCGGGCTTGAGCAGGTAGTCGTCGTTGCCGTCCTTGAGCTTGCGGAGGGCCTTGATGGTGGTGTCGTTCATGGCGAACACCGCCCTGTTGCGGTAGGGCGCGGGCAGGCTGTAGTAGAGGTCGTAGACGCAATCCGCATTGATCTCGTCGGAATCCGTGGTCACCCCGATCTGCGCGCCGCCGGTCGCCGCAAATATGCCGGTGGGTTTGCCGCTGCCGTCGCCGACGAAGAAAGCAGCCTCCTCCTTGCGCCCGATACGCCGGGCGAATTCGGTGGCGATGTAGGTCTGGATATTGAACGCGGCGTCGTCGATCAACTCGTCGGACACGCGAATCAAAGTGCCGACCTTATGTGCGCCCAGGACAACCTGTCCGAAGCTGTCGTCGCTCTCGGGGAACTCCTCCCCTTCATCCAGCCACGCCGCCTCGCCCTTAGTGGCGGCGACAGGAATCTTGCGCTCGCCGCTGGTTGTGCTAATCTGCGTGGCGAGGCCCCTGAAGACGTTTTCCTCCTCCAGGGCCTCGATGAGCCTGCGCTCGAATTCATCTGGCGCCAAGTAACCGCCCTTCGTGTCCGTGGAGACCTCCAGCACGTTGCGAACCACTAATTCGCTATTACCGTGCATCATATTCCAGAACGAGGCGTCATACTCATCGCTGGCGCGGCCAGTCCTTGCGCCGCCGGGGTTGCCCGCACCGGGGTCCGATTTGGCCGGATCGCGCTGGGCCTTCTTCATTTTGACATCAAGCCTCGCCTGAGCCTCAAGGCGTTCAATGGTCGCGCCCTTCGCGTCGAGGTCGGCGACCATCGCATCATAGGCCACGCCGTCCTCGGCGGAGAGCGCCTTACCGCCCTTAGTCTTTTCGTCCAGAAAGTCCCGCGCCTTGGCATAGATTCTCGCGCGATCCTCGCGCAGGGCCATGATAGTATCAGCCATTTTGTTCTCTACCTCCTAAAGTCCGTTGAATAAGATCGAGCCGCTGGTACAGCGGCTCGGCGGGTATAAATTCGGTTGCCTGCGCGAGTTCTGCCTTGACCTTGCTGATCATGGCCTGCGTCGCCGCATTAGTCACACGGATCGAATTCTGTCGGCTGAAGTTGGCGCAGTCACTCATATCGTCGCCTTCAAGATACATGATCTCGTCGGCGAATTTAAGCTCGACGGCGCGCACCGCCGGCAGCATCGTCCCCTCGTCCGCCATCATCCGCGAGATTTCGTCTCGCGGCAGGTGCGTTTTTAGCTCGTAAGCGGTGATGATATTCTCTTTCACTGCTCGTAGCAACTCAATCACTTCGGAGAGGTCGCTTTCGTTCCCGAACACGCCCGCCATCGGGTCATGTATGAGAATGCTGCCGACCGGCGAAATCATGATTGCGTCACCCGCCATGGCGATGACGGACGCGGCGCTGGCGGCAAGGCTCAGTATCTTTACCGTGACCTTCCCGCCGTACTCTTTGAGCATGTTGTAAATATCGTTCGCGGCGAAGACGTCCCCGCCCTCGGAATTGATGTAGACAACGATGTCGCCGGAGCCGGCAAATAACTCTTGCCTGAACGCCGCAGGCGTGACCTCGTCGCCCCACCACGAGTATTCGGCAATCGGTCCCTCAATCCGCAGGACGCGCGTCCCGTCACCTTTGTTTGAGAAGTTCCAAAATCTCAAGCTTTTCCCCTCTCTTTATCCCAGAATTTTTGCGCCGCCTCCGGCGTTAGATGAAATCGTACCGCTTCATGGTTGGCACAATCTTCATCACGGCAGACGCAGGCATAACCAAACGGAAAACGTTCGCACGCTACCTCTTTGCCGCACAAAGCGCAGTTAAGCACCGCCATCACCTCTTTTCTGGTACGCAGCACCTGCCTCACCGAGCTTACAGACGTTGCCGTTGACAGTGTGCAAATCGCCGCCCTCCCCTGCCGGGATTGGGTTTTTGTCCTCCAGCCCGCGAACCTCGTTGACGGAATAGATGCCGCGGCCCAAAGCGATTGCATAGCCCCTCATACGGCTTTCGTAGTCACCGCGCAACAGGCCCTCCATATTAAATTTGACGAAGTGCGTTTTACGCTCATCCGACGATAGCAGCGCCAGATTCATCCCTTGTTCAAACATCACGAGCCATGGCGTGATTGTGTACTTGCAGAATTCCAGGGACTGTTGTTCTATGTTGCTGAAGCTGGATTTTTCCAGGTCCCCCATCATGTGAAGCGGAACGTTGAAGATACGGGAAATTTCGGCGATTTGAAATTTCCGCGTTTCTATCAACTGCGCCTTGTCCGGGTCGCTGCCGATTTGCTGGTACTTCATGCCGTTTTCCAGAATGGCTAGCTTGCCTCTATTACCGCGCCCTTTGAATTTTTTATCCCATTTCTTCTGAAAGTCCTCCTGGTTGGTCATGGTGCCATCAAAAAGAATCGCACCGCCCGGCGCTGCGCCATTTGCGTAGAAATCGGCACCGTGCCGCTGGGCGGCGAGTGCGAGCCCTATGACGTCCTTAGCCATAGCCACGCGGCTAATCCCCAGCAGGCCATCCATGCCAAAATCCCGTAAATGAAGGATGTCGCGCCGATTATATGGCGGGCGCTCAACGCCGTCGTCGTCGGTGTAGATATAGACAATCTCTCCGGCGCTACGCTTTTTCTTCATGTGCTCCGAGGAGGAATTCAGTGGGACAAGCTGCATAACCTCCATCAGGCCATTACGCACGATCTCTGCGTAGAAATTGCCGTAAAGCAGTATGTTCGCCATGGCGCTGCGGAAGAACTCGTAGGATGTCATCTCCGGGTTTGGGGCGTCGTGCAGCAACGGATACAGCGGATGCGTGTGCGCCTGCTGCTTCGAACCCCCTTCCCCCCGGACGTATACATGCCGGGGGAGCGCGGCGATGGTTTCCGAGAGCAAGCGCACGCAGGCCATCACCGGGGCCATTTCCAGCGCAGTGCGCTCGTTGACGACCGAACCGGACGCCGTGCTGCCGAATACCATTTCGAAGTCGGAAGCAATGCGGGATGCGTCCCAGCTGTTCTGTGCGGCGGGAGGCTCCCTGGACCGCCTTTTCTTTTCTCTCATACGAACGTCAGCCTCGATCCGTCATAAACATTTGGTTGTTCTTCCCGCTGGAGGATAGCCCCGTCCAGGGCCATAACCAGCGACACAACGCCGTCGATTCTGCCGCTGCGCTTCTTGCCCTTCACCGGGCGGATATTCTCGTTCGCGTCGGCGATAATCGTCAGGTTATCCATCTGCCAGTCGAGCATCGGGTTTCCCCCGTGCACGATCTCCCCCCTGTAGACGAGACGCATTAGTTCCTTCATCGGCGGACTGAGCGACAGCGCTCCCTGCCGAAATTCCAGCACTGCGAAGCCGTCCTGGGCCAGTTCCTGAAGCAAATGCCTTGCGTTATATGGGTCGACAGCGATTTCGTTGATCTGGAATTCTCGGGCCAGGTCGTTGATCTTCTTGCGGATGAACGAGTAGTCCGTCACGCTGCCGGGCGTCGTCTCAAGGATACCATCGCGCTCCCAGTCGTCGTAACGGACATGGTCACGATCAACAGACATGGACACGCGATCCTTAGGGAGCCAGAAGAACGCAAGCACGTAGTATTTGCCGCCCTCTTCGGAAACGTGCGGCGGGAATACCAGGACAAGGGCGGTGGTGTCCTGCGTGCTAGCCAGGTCGAGCCCGGCGTAGCAAATACGCCCCTTGAGTGCGACGCGGTCGACAGGGGCGTTACATTTATTCCAGGCCTCCATCTGCATCCAGCGGACAGCGGAGGCGACCCATTGGTTCAGACGTAGCTGGCGGAAGTTGTTTTCCTTCGCGGTGTTCCCCCTCGCCGCGTCGCATTGCGCTTGCAGTTTGCTCAACGGGATCGTAACACCAAGGCTCGGATTAACCTTCGCCCACACCGCCGGGTCCGTCCAGTCGTCGTCCTCGTCCGCGCCAAAAATAACCGGGTAGAATGTCGGGTCAACCCGCGTCGGGGGATTAGCCAGTATCCCTTTCGCCTCGCAGTGCACCTCGTAGCCGATGCTGTTCATATCACAGCCCGCCGTGGTGATGATGAAGAACAGCGGCTGCTCGCGCGCGTCGCCGGAGCCGGTGGTCATCGTGTCATACAGCCTGCGGTTCGGCTGCGCGTGCAATTCGTCGAAGATCACGCCGTGGACGCTGAAGCCATGCTTCGTGAAGGCTTCAGCCGACAGCACTTCGTAAGTGCTGTCTGTCGGCTTGAAGTAAAGCACTTTCTGCGAGTCCGTGATTTTAACCAAGCGGCGCAGGCCGGGATCGGGGTGATACTCGATCATCTTTTTCGCCACATTGTAGACGATCCGAGCCTGCTTTATGTCGGCAGCGCAACCGAAAACCTCTGCCGAATTCTCGAAGTCAGCACAAAGAAGCAGCAACGCAATCGCTGCTGCCAACTCTGACTTTCCGTTCTTCTTAGGGACCTCGACGTACACCGTGACAAACTGCCTGGTCCCCTCAGGCGTCAGTATGCCAAAAACATCGCGGACAAGCTGCTCTTGCCAATCAATCAGCTTGAAAGGCGTCCCCTTCCATTTGCCTTTCGTGTGCGGCAGCGATTCGATAAAATTCACAGCGAAGTCCGCCGCCTCTTTGCAGTACCGCGATGTCGGGAGCATGAAACGCGTCGGCTGATAGCCCGCGAGAGTTCTCATTTCCTCCACGGCGCTGCACCCCCCAGCAACTTCGCAAGGTCGCTCGCGCCGCCCGCCTCGCTTTCCCCGCTCACGCGGCGGATTACTTCGTGGATCTGAGCCTCAGCCGCCTGCGCACGCTTCATGTACTCGCGGGCGGCCTTCGAGAGCGGCGATTCATATTTTTGGCCCGATACTATGTTTGTTTCGACGATACCGGCTTTTGAGACGGCTTGCTCGTATTGCCGCACCCTCGCCAGGCAGGTGACATATAATTCAAGCAGGCCAGGGTCGATGTGCTCGTAGATGTGCTCCTTCTTTAGCCATGCGCCCACGGCGGCATAAATACTCTCGTAGTCCATCGGTATTTCTATTTTTTGCGGACCGATGAACAGGGCCGGGAAAGCGTCTCCCCCCGCAGTCTTTTTCGACGCTGGCGGCGCAGCGGCCTTCGGCGGCGAGGGCTTCTTTGCCGTGGTTAGGCTCTTCCTGGCAGGCGCAGCGCCTGGGTCTCTCTTGGGCCTTCCCGCACCGGGGCGCGCCCCTCCTCTCGGCATTCAATCACCGCCTGCGTTTGATTTCCGCCACGCCCCTCTTTTGATTTACCGAACCAACGGTAGATATAATTATTAAAATTTAGGGCAGAATTTTTTGAAATGCGAAAAACTTGTGCGGTACACCACACCCGTTGCGCCGGGCATCTCGCCTAGGGATTTCCATCCCCCCTGGCCTGTACCGCAGCGCCATGCGAGAGGCGACGAGCCAGCTCTGCCAATAGATCGGCGTCCGTGCAATCCCGAAGCGACATCGCGACAGGCAAATGCGTTCTCGGGGCAAAGGAAGGCGGCGGACGTACGCCTGTCAGATTACAAACTTCACAACCGAACAGATCAGCAAGAAGCTTGAGGATCGGAGCGCGCGGCGTACAGACACCTTTTTCCCAATTACATACGCTCGTGTTGGTGACGCCCAGCGCTTTCGCGACATCGCTCTGCGTCACGCGGCAGGCCCTGCGCATTTTCCTGATGCGCTCGCCTGTAGTCATCGGCTGCCATCCCATTATCGCTTGCCCCACCTTCCGCCCTCGCGGGCTGTAATCGCAGAGTGGCAGCGCTTACACAGCGCCTGCAAGTTGCCTTCGCCATGCGTGCCGCCGTCAGCGAGAGGGACCATGTGGTGCACCTCCTCGGCTGGCCGCAGTCTGCCCGCGGCCTTGCACATCTCACACAAGGGATTCCGCCTCCGATAGGCCGCGCTTACACGTCGCCAGTCCTTCCCGTACCACTGCTTGGTTCGCGGGTCTCGCTGGCGCCGCTCGTATCGCTGCGCCTCCGCTTTCGCATGCGCTACGCAAAAGCGGCCGTCCACCAACTCCCTGCACCCGGGATGGTTGCAAGGGTGCTTAGCCTTATCCGGCATCGGATGTATCCACCTCGTCCTCCATGAGCATCAGCGTACGCAGGGCGCTTAAGTCCGGCGGTACGTACCGCGTCCTTATCCTCACCTTGTCTTCCCTGCCGTCCTTGCCGCGAACAGCCTCTTTCTCCGTTACCTCGTAGCCCGTGGCTATCTTCCACAGCGTAGTTTTTATCTGAACATTTATTTGTTTTTCCATTGACTTTTACCCCCGGCGGTGATATAATCAACAGGAAGGTAAACCCGCGCGGGACCCTTCCGTGCCGGGGGTAAGCCGGTGCGGCCCTGTGGGCGGTTGCCGCCGCCTGCAGGGCATTAAGTCTTTTTGACGCTTTCGCGGAGTATTTTGGGTACGCATGTCTCCCAGTTCACGCAATGGTGGAGCCGTTTGTGGCTTTCGCCCATCATCGTGATCTTCACGCAGGACGGGGCCATCATCACCGTGTAGAACGACTTGATATAGGTGCCGCTGTCGAGATACATTTCCGACATGCCGCCCTTGGCCTGTTGCGTGACCACCTGGTTGATACAGGCGCGCACGGTTGTAAATATCCTCTCGCCCCGCATCCCCAGGGTCGTGTATGTGTTGACGTCCTCGTTCACGCGCCCCACGAAGTCGAAGCGGTTCTCGGTCTTGCAAAAGAAGGTGTTCATCGCCTTGCGCAAGATGCCCTTTTTGTAGTTCTTGCTGTCCTTGCCGCCGATGAAGTCACCGCCCTGCGCAAGCGCGACCGTCAACGCGCCTGTTGCTTCAAGTAAGCGCAGCATTTCATCGAAGAGCGCGTCGGCATTCGCATTGAAGTGAGCCAGCTTGTCGTCGACTACTTTCCGATAGTGTATGGCCGTATAGTCGTCATCGAGCTGCAGGAAATATTTTAGGCCCAATCGTTCGGCGATGTCCCAGCAGGCGTTGCGGGCGTACACAACAGCCCGCCTGTCATTGAAGTTGTCGGCGGTGTCAAACTTCTTTGACTGCTCCAGCTTATCGAACATGACAACCATGTCGCCGTATCTTTTGTAATACTCGCCGGCCGCCCGATCCTCGTTGTCGATAATGATATATGTCTTGCCGGTATAACCATGGCGCTCCAGCGTGCGTAGCGTCTTCACATTGTCTGGCCGGCCGTGGGACAGGATGAAGCAAGCGAAGTCATCCCTCATCGACCATACCCTCAATCGCGCTGTGCAGCGTCACGAAGCCGTCTTCGACCGCCCTGTCGTAGTCAATGATTACCAGCGCCGAATCTTCCATCAACGCCTGCACATCTTTGGGCGCGTGGGCGTAATACTCGGCGATGTTCCGATAGTTGAAAGCTGTGTGCCGCTGCGCCGCGTGCCTCAAAAACGCCTTGACATCATTGGGAATATCCGCGGCGTCGATTTGACGGATCAGCCCATCGGTCTTGCGCTTGTCGAAAAGGCTTTCGATGGCGGGTTCATCGCCTGTTATTTCATATACCGGCGAATCAATTTTCTTGGTATAGACCTCCGCGAGTTCTTCAACGTCTTCGCTGAACCCGAACCCGGTCACATCGAGCGATATAT